ATGTTTCTGTGTGAGGCACCGTCCACGTTTGTTCCTCTTTAATACCATCAATATATGACACCACAGGACTAGCACCCCGTGGGTTAGCCACGTTCAGCTTCTGCTGTACCAACATTGTGACATCCTTACCAACGATGGTTGAATTATGAATGTTATTACTTGGCGAATAGGCATCTACTCTTACGACGGCTAATATCACGAAATCCCCGTTGAACGGCTTGAGTATCACCACGCCCTGTGACCAGTCATGAGCCACATGCCGGACAGTGTCCAGAATGTCTTTACTTAATTGCCATTGTTCCATATATATAATTATTTATATTGTATCTCGTCACACCGACCTCTAAACTTAGTTTCTATCTCATGACGCTGGTCAGCATCCCGTCGCATTGCCTGCTTAGCACGTTTGCGGAGCATTATCTTCTTTTCTTCATCACTGGCTGAACTAAACTTCCCGTAAAACACTGTGGTTAAATCCCCTGACCGTTGAATAGTGTCAATATGACTGGAATCACATTGTGGACAGGTTATAAACAATTTTGATTGAGGGTTAACGTAAATTATAACGTCTTTAGAAATCTGAAAAGAATAACTAGGAATGAAAAATTCGTGGCGGCAATCTGTACATTTGAAGTTATTTTCCACTGGAATAGTATAAATTTAAATTGTAAAAGTTAAAACTTTTTATTAACATATTAAATAACCAAATTTAATTATTTTTAACCTAGTTTTTTATATTACTCATTATCAACAGTTTAAAAATATTTTTAATTTTTTTAAAAGATTTATTAAAAAATATTTTTTTATGTGGAATATTCTTTTTATCTTTACTGCATAATTAGATTGAGTTAAACTAAAACCGCAAAGAAATGAAAGTATTAATTGTTAAACAGAATGAGCAGATAATAAAAAATATTCTGCCAAAAGTAAAATTTACTGAATCAACTAAACACACCAGTTTTTTCAACATTAAAGAGAAAACATTTCAGAAACTTTATCAAGAAGTAAAATTTCTTGGTTATAATCCTTATGCATTAATGAATTGGTAAAATATTTTTGCGGTCAGGGCTGAGATCACTTCAAAGCCTCGTTACTGCAATAAAAACGTAAACTATGACACTCACCAATGCAATCAAAAAAGCTACTAGATTATCAGGTTCCAAACCTTTTATATCTGGTCAGTTTTATAACTTTCCATACAAAGGTTATAATATATCTTTTGCTCAAAACGGGACAGAAGATCAAGCAACCTGTTTCTACACTAAAAGAAACGATCTCGATGATGATATGATGACTGATTATTTTTCAGGCACATTTCACGATAATATCACACAGTGTTTTAAATTTATTGACGTAATGACAAAACCTAATAATTAAAATCATGCGTAACACTTTCACAATTCCTGATGAACTTCTGAACAAAATTGGTACAGAAGAAGGTAATTTTATAATCACTACGGTTCACCCACAAGGTAAACGATGGAAAGTTTGGGGTATTGAAAAGCCATTTACTCCAACTAAAGAAGAAGTTGAAGAATGGAAAACAGCACTCAAATTACAAAGCAAAGGAGAATTTGGTTTTGCTCCCGGTAGACCAATAGGATTTTTTGAAACTGTTAAATCATAAAGCCATGCCACACCCAAGTATTTTACTCGTTGTCTTTGTCGTTGTAATGATATACATGCTGACAAAGGATTTATTCAAAAATGTTATTTTCCCTTACTTCAAAAAGTAATGTTATGGAAAAGAAAGTCTGCCCTCTCGTAGACATCATTGATGAATGTCTGGAAGCCGCTCCCAGAGAACCTCTGATATGGACATATCACTCAGGCATCAACTTCCGGGTGTATTCAACTGCATTGACAATATTACGCAAAGATTATTATTTTGATAATTAAATACCTTTTATTATATTTAATGTCATGAATTCTCCTGTTAAATCAATTCAAAGTACAGCTACAATGGCAGAAAACGAGCATGGTGACCGGGTTGTTAAAATTACCTTTCCTTATAACACAACTAACTTAGACAATGTTCGTTCTTTATCGGGACGTCGTTATCATGTTGAACAACGGATTTGGTCTGCTCCTGTATGCATTGAGACTGTTGAACTATTGAAGTCATGGGGATTTATGCTCGACAGCAAACTAGAGATATTTCTTCAGAAAGTTAATACCCACATTGATCCTACTGTTATCATTGACATACCCGGTTTGAAAGGTAAATTGTTCCCGTTTCAAAACCAAGGTGTTGCTTTTATTGAAAGCCGGAACGGTCGTGCATTGATAGTTGATGAGATGGGATTGGGCAAAACCATTCAGGCACTAGCATGGCTCCAACTTCATCCGAAACATCGTCCAGCTATCATTGTTGTGCCAGCATCATTAAAGATTAACTGGCAGCGAGAAGCACAACACTGGATGAACAATCCTAAAATACAAATACTTTCAGGAACTACCGGAAGTCCTCTTTTTACAGGAAATATCATTATAATTAATTATGACATACTTAGCAATGATTATGAACCTGATCCAAATGACCCCAAAAAGCAAATTGAAAAACATTATTCCGGCTGGTTAGATTATCTCAAGGATTTATATCCACAAGTATTAATCCTGGATGAAGTGCATTTCTGTAAGTCAAACAGTGCACAACGTACCAAAGCCGTTAAACAACTTGCTAAAGGTATTCCGCACATTATTGGTTTGAGTGGTACACCAATCATCAACCGTCCAGTAGAGGCTTTCAACGCCCTACATATGATTGATCCTACAGTAGTCGGATCGTTCTGGTCATACGCCCATCGTTACTGTAACGCCCACAACAATGGTTTTGGATGGGATTTTAATGGAGCTAGTAATACTGCTGAACTACATGACAAACTTATAAAATCCTGCATGATACGACGCGTTAAATCTGATGTGCTTACTGACTTGCCTGATAAACAACATTCGTTTGTTCCTATTGAATTGGATAATGAAAAAGAATACCAAAGTGCTGAACGGGACTTTATTAGCTTTGTACAACGCACTAAGGGGACAGATGCTGCTGAACGAGCTAGTAATGCTGCTACTCTGGCTGAAATTGAAGGATTGAAGCAACTTGCTGTACAGGGTAAAATGAAACAGGCTATTGATTGGATTCAGAACTTTCTTGACTCAGATGGTAAGTTGGTTGTTTTTGCTGTACATAAATTTGTTATTGATGCACTGATGACTCACTTTGGCACTCAACTGGCAGTCAAGATAGATGGTTCTACACCAATGGCAGACCGCCAGCGAGCAGTTGATGTATTTCAGCACAACCCTGAATGCCGTCTATTCATTGGGAATATTCAGGCTGCCGGAATTGGGATTACTCTCACCACTGCTAGTAATGTTGTATTCTTAGAACTTCCATGGCAGCCCGGAGCATTAGTCCAGGCGGAAGATCGCTGTCACCGTATAGGTCAGAAAGATAGTGTCAACATATATTATTTATTAGCCACTGATACCATTGAAGAAAAAATCGCTCAACTACTTGATCGTAAACGTAAAATTCTCGATGCCGTGCTTGACGGTAAAGAAACTGATCAGGAATCCTTACTAAGTGAATTAATGAATGAATATAAAAATATTGTTTAAACCTTAAAATTTGTTATTATGAAAATCAAAGAACTAATTAAAAAATTATCCAAATTTGATGAAAATTTGGTTGTTCTTATTCCTGGATATGAAGATGGGTATAATACACCAAAAGAGTTATCAGAAATAACTGTTGTAAAAGATAATGCTCTACCAAACAATACTTGGTATTATGGTGAGTATTCTGTTTATGATCTTTCAGATAAATATCAAAAAAATTACAAACCTATTTCTGCTATATGTTTATAAATTATAAAATCTGAATCATGAAACAAATCAAAAATATAAATCTGATCAGAAAAATTGCATGGTCTTTTCACACTACCACTGGTATTGAACTAGAAGAACTTTGTGCTGAAGCAACCCTGGCATATCTGGAATCACTCAAAAAGTATGATCCCTCACGGGGTAAGATCACCACCTACGCCTGGTGGTATATACACAGTCACCTGAAAAACTATCTTAAAATCAACGCTAAGCACACTCATACACCAAGCATTGATGACGTTTATGCTGACCGTCCTGTCAGAAGTGTACCTTTCTGGGAATCTCTCAGTCAGGATGCCCAGCAGATTGTTGACCTGGTGCTGACCACTCCCCGAGCTTTTGTTTGCCTGACTACGGAAGAGGCTCAACAGAGGGTTACTAACATATTAACTCGTCACGGATGGACTGTAGAAAAAATACAGGAAGGTCTCACTGAATTAACAACTGTCTGTTGTGGTAAAACTTACAGACGACACAAAGCAACCCCGGCTGAAATAAAATTAAAAATCAGAACTTATATTCAGACTCACCCTGACTGTTTAAAATAAAATTTGTATAATAAACTTATTGAAAACAAATGAATGATATGAAATACTCAAAAACAGATTATCCGATAGGTGCAGCATGGGAAGGAAGAACAAGAAATGGTAAAATAGTTTGTATTTGGTTAGCAGTTAGAAGTGATTTATTTGAAACATGGCGATGGTCAGCTTATTATGAAGATGGTTCAGGTCATACATTCGACTGGGATACTTCATATCGAAATTGTGTTAATAATACTCCTGTAATTAAGGGAAAATATAAAAGAATCAAAAATTAATAAATGGACGTTATTCAACTTTTAACAGATTATAACATTCCTTATTCAACTGAGGGTAAAAACTCCGCTCCCGGTTGGATTAATGTCCAATGCCCATGGTGCGGTGACCAATCCGACCATCTCGGTTGGAATTTAGAACAGGAATACTGGAATTGTTGGAAGTGTGGAAAGCACAGAACTACAGAAACTTTTGCCCGGTTGCTTAATACTTCTGAACATCAAGCCCGTCAGATCATAAAACAGTATGGTAAAATAGTCGTACATACTCCTGCAGAACCTGTTGTAAGGATAAGCACGAAAAAACACCAGTTACCTAGCGGTTGCTCCCCATTAATGGACAACCATCGGCTATACCTAGAACATCGACAATTTGACCCTGACCAACTTGTTCATAACTGGAATCTGTTAGGTACTGGACCAGTAAGCCAATTAGATAATATTAATTTTAAGCATCGTGTAATCATACCCATCCTTTGGGACGGACGACAGGTTTCATTTCAGGGACGGGATATAACCAACAAAAGTACACTAAGGTACATTACCTGCCCTGAAGACAGAGAACTGGTTCACCACAAGCATATCCTTGGAGGCCGTCAAGATAAATGGACAAAAACTGGCATTGTTGTTGAGGGATGGTTTGATGTGTTCCGGTTTGGTCTGACAGCATGTTGCACGTTCGGTATTAAGTACACCAAGGAACAATTGTGGGTGATTGACCAAACGTTTGATAGGGTTGCTGTTTGTTTTGATGATGAACCGCAAGCCACGGAACAGGCAAACCGATTAGTTAAAGAACTTGTGTTCCGAGGTCACGATGCCTGGCGTGTGCCTATTGTAAGTGACCCTGGTGCAATGAAACAAAGTGATGCTGATTATTTAATTAAACAAATATTGAAATGAAAATTCTAAATAAAAGTACTTTTAAAAAAGATGATCATGTTCTTGTATTTGATAGTAAAGAATGGTCAAAAACAGGTGATATTGGAGATAATAGTCAATTTTATAAACCAGCAACAATTATAAAAATTAGGCGGACAAAAGATTCTTTTAAAGAATGGTTAGCAGATGTTATTTTTGATAGTAGAATAGAAAGTTTTGGTCATTTCCAATCTGGAATAAAATTAATAAAATGAGCAGTAAAGAACAATTTCGGGATGCCCTCAAACGGGAAAAACAGTACCATGAAGAACTGGAAAAGAAAGTTAAAGCACAAACTATTCGTATAGCTGTTTTGGATGAAATTAATTTACGGTTGAAACTCAAGAACATTGAACTGAAACGTAAACGTCAGTGGTGGAAATTTTGGAAACGCTTATAAATTATGAAACAAAAACCACTAACAGATGAAGACATCATCATTGCTATTTATGCAGCGTATGAGCAACGTAAAGCACTCCGACGGGTTAAACTCCGAGTACTGTTTAATAATGATATCAGAAAAAGAAAATGGTATGAATTTTGGAAACTTAAAAAATTATGAAAAAACTAATTTTGTTATTGATTTTTACAGCTTTGCTGAATCAATTATCTGGACAAACATTCCAATTTAATGGACTTCAACACTGGTTTTACCAACAACCTATTTTACTAGATAATGGTAAATGGGATGCTATTTATGATAGTGACGGAAGATCATCTCTTTCTGGCACAATTAATATAAATGAAAAAGACAAAACCTTCTGTATTACAGAATCAAGTGGGCAAAGTCTTAAAGGCAGGATAAATGAAATGGAACATAACATACAAACAAATGACATTGACTTTGGACAGGTTACCAAAACTATTTATAAAGGTATTTCAACAGAATCCTCTAATTTAATTAAACTTGTATTTATGCAAACACGAAATGCAGGAATTGTAATACGATTATATTTCCAAAGAATTATTAATACTGGTATAGTAATACAAGGTAAAGAAGTCAAGTTTGATGATTGGGAATGTTACCACGATCAGGATTTATTTCTTAATATTAGTATTGTAAAATGAAAAAACTTATCCATCACCGGTGGCAGAAGATTGAACCTACAAACAAACTTAAACACAAGGAATGTACTCGCTGTCATTGTGAAAAATTCTATGACTCTGAGGGATTCCGGCAACTAATATATCAGGATAGGTTTGGACACATGTCTTACCATACACCACAATGTGTACTGCCAAATACCCGGTTGTAAAGGGTTGTTAATCAGGGATAAATAAAATAATATGTGCAAAGTCTTTATTTTTAAAATAATTTACTTATCTTTACGCTGTATTTAAAAAACGAATATTAATTCATAGGGGCACATATGGGTAATAAAATATTTTCTACTTTTTTCAGATCAGGTTTAACATTACCACTCGTGTCGGAGGTTATTAAATGGTGCCCCATTTATGTCCTCCGACTTTTTATTTTTATATCCCATGTACTAAAAAATACAAAACAACCCTCGGTGGGCTTTCCTACCCCGGTAAGTTTCTTGACATCGAGGGTTTGTTTTTCTATATTTGATATAACTAAAAAATTTACTTTATGAAAATGGAAAGAACAATACCACCTGAGAATGCTCCAGAGAAAATTATCTATGCTGTTCAGGACGAACCTATTGTTATTTCAAAAGCATTGATTGATCTTTTATTAAAAGAAGATCATCCCACTGAATTAATAGCTTTATATACATTTTATTATTACACATCCAAATGGCAAAAGACAGATCAGCCCAAAGCCACAGATAACTTCTGTGAACAAGGACTTTCTATGGGACGAGATCGCTTTACTAGAGCCAAACAAACTCTAACCCGATTAGGATTGATAGAACAAATAAGCAGTAAAGATCAATATGGTAAAATTAATGGTTGGTTTATTAGAGTCAATTTTATATGGACTAAAGATAGTGTAAAAAAAGCAATCAATGACCAGACAGTTGAAAACAGTAGTCTGGTAGAGAAAAACCAGACAGTTGATTTCCCACTCAGTGGAAAAACAGAAATAAATGCTTTAAGTTCTAATAATATAAATGCTTTAAGTTCTAATAATAAAAAAATAAACAAAAAAGAAAAAACTTTTATACCTCCCTTATTAGAAGAAGTTGTTGAATATTTCTCAACTAAAGGATACACTAAACAAGCTGCTGAAAAAGCCTATGATTATTATTCAATTGCAAATTGGATAGATAGTAAAGGTAATCCTGTACGAAACTGGAAACAGAAAATGATTGGAAATTGGTTCAAGAATGAATATCGTATCAATGGTCATAAATTACCAGTTACTACTTCTGGTAGTCACAATTCCGGTCATATAGGAAAATTTAGACAACCCACACAAATAATTAACTAAAAACATTCAATTATGACAAATTTAACATTTGAAGAACGTCGAGCACAAAGATTAAAAGAACAACCAGAACGAGAAGTCAAAAGTCTTCAACATTGGAATGAGAATAATTTAAGAGATGAGCTTATAAAATTACCCCCCCGTATTAGACGTGATATAGAACATATCCCGTTTCCAGAAATAGACATTGTTAAAGGAACGTATCTTTGTGGTAAGGTAGGGTCTGGTAAAACAATACGTGCTATTTTTTTAATGTTAGCTGATTTACGTAATGGTTATGTAAAAGGGAGTAATCTAGGGTCTTATGAAGCTATATTTATTTCTGTTCCAGAATTGTTGTTTGAATTTAAACGTCTTTATTCGAACCATAATGAAACAGAAGATGGGTTAACAGAAGATGATCTAGTAAAAAAATACAGTAATATTGGTTTGTTAGTGCTTGATGATTTTGGGGTAGAAAAAACAACAGATTGGTCTTTCCAATTGCTTTATCTTATAATCAACCGGCGTTATGAATACATGAAAAAAACTATCTTTACATCCAATTTTACCTTAGAACAATTGGCTGAAAAATTAGGAGATGATCGTTTGCCTAGTCGAATCCAGCAGATGTGTGAAATCATCCTTTTTAATAACAAAGATTATCGTTCAGGAGTATAATGGAACGTTCAATAGCAATAGGTTGTATAGCTAGTGTAGAATATCTGCAACAGATACAAAGCATCTGGGATTCCCGTTTTATAGAATCCGACAGTGCCAAGCGAATATGTCTATGGGCATGGGAATACTTTGAGGAAACCAGTAAGGCTCCCGGAAATACTATTTACGATATATTGCTTGAAAAAACAAGAACTCATAAAATATCTGAAAAGGATGCTAAGGATGTTGAAGAAATACTTAATAGTCTAAGTAAAGACAGTTTTCAAGAAATAAATCTGGAATATTTACTCACCCAGACTAAAAAATATTTCAGATCACAACGTTTAACTATTTTGTCAGATACTATCACATCGCTGATCACCCGTGGACAAGTAGATGAAGCTGAAAAACAGGCTTGTGATTATAAACCAACAGCAAACACATCAGAGACTGATTTAGACCTGAGTAATGAAATTACACTAGACCGGGTTGAACGGGCTTTTAATATTATCAATGAACCAGTCATAACATATCCTAAACAATTAGGTAAGTTTTGGAATGATCAATTGATCAAAGGTGGGTTTGTTTCTATACTCGCTAGTGACAAGAAAGGAAAGTCATATTTCCTATTAGATATGGCAATGCGAGCTTGCCGGAATGGTAAACGGGCATGTTTATTTCAAGCAGGAGATATGTCTGAAGCTTCTCAACTCCGACGTATTTGTATATATCTGGCACAACGGTCTGATCAGGAAAAGTATTGTGGTCAGCAATGGGAACCTGTACGAGATTGTGTATTGAATCAGATAGATGAATGTGATAATGTAGAACGGGAATCTAGTTTTGGCATCTTTGGAGGTCGGGATGAAAAAGAATTACGTAATGAGATAACCTTAGAACAACTTATTACAGCACATGAAGACACAAATAATATTGGTTATATCCCATGTCATAACTGTCGAGCATATGAAACAAACCGTCTAGGTGCAGTCTGGATTCAACGAATTAATACTGGTGATCCTCTGACAGTTAAAGAAGCTCAACGAAAAATATCTGATTTTTTTATCACTCACAAGCGACATTTCAAACTTAGTAGTCATGCCAATGGAACATTGAGTGTACGACAGATAGAAGCAATACTGGCTGGGTGGGAAAAACAGGATGAATTTGTACCTGATCTAATTGTTATTGATTATGCTGACTTGCTGGTAGCAGAAACTAAAGAGTTTCGTCATGGTCAGGATGAAATCTGGCGAGGTCTGCGTCGGTTATCTCAGCAAAATGGTAATCCACTGGTTGTAACAGCTACCCAGGCTGATGCAAAAGCGTATGAACGTAATAAACTTACTGCCAGTAACTTCTCGGAAGACAAGCGCAAGCATGCCCATATAACGGCTGAATATGCTCTGAACCAAGATATTAAGGGAAGAGAAAAGAAATTAGGTATAATCCGCATCGGGGAAATAATGTTACGTGAAGGAGATTTTGAAATAGGCAATGAGGTTACTGTTTTGCAGAATTTACGTCGTGGACGACCTTTTATTTCAAGTTTCTTTTGAATATTAAAAAAATTATTTGTATAATATATTGAAAAATTAATTAAATTTATAAAAAGTATAAACCAAAAATTTGCTACAATGAAAGAAATTAAAAAATCAGCTATCCGTGTGGCTACTGAAGAAATTATTGAAAAGATAGGTCTGACCACCCCTAATGAACAGGGTGAGAAGGTGCCTATTACGTTCGATGACAACACGTCGGATCAGGAAGTGGAACAGGTATTTAAAGACGCTGTAGGGTACATTGATCCTGTGTTAGACAAGAGTAAATTCTCTATAGCAACTAAGATTATTATTCACAATTATGACCCAAAGTTGTTCCCCGAAGTTGAGGCAACAGTTAAGGAAGTTAAAAAAGAAACCACCCCTGAACTTCTTGAAGTTGAACCAGCAGACGACCTGTTCACACAAATCAACAGTTGTGAACGGCTGAAAGACCTCAAGGCGATTGCTCAGACCAATACAGAATTCAAAGGTCTGCGTGGACGGTTGAACAGTTACAAGAGCCTAGATGATCTCCACGATGCTATGGTTGACGTGCTGAACAGTGGGGAACCACAGGTGGTAGCTGATAGGTTGCATGAACAGAATATTGAAAGCCAGGGTGTCAATGGTGGGGAGAAAAAGGAAAAACCTGCTGAAGAAAAACAGTTTAAAGCTAAAATGGAAGTTGTCCCTACTGGGGATAAAAAAGAAGCAACACTTGTTTCTGAAAAGAAGGTTAAGGCTGAGAAAAAAGAGAAGGTTGCAAAAAAGGAACCTAAACCACTGATCGAAAAAACTGGTAAAACCCGTGCAACGGTAATGGCTAAAATATTGCAGGAAACTGTGGATGTGCCAATGACAATAAAAGAAATAGCAAACCGGGTACAATCAGAATTTGGTGGAAGTGAGAATGAAGCAAAATATCAAACAAAAGTTGCTGTTAGTCTTTTATCAGAACTCAAACTCATTAACGAACAGTCTGGTAAATTATCATACAAAGGATAATCCAGTATGGTTTTGCTTAACACCCCAATAGAAAAATATATACATGATAATATTTCTTACTTTGTCAAACGTGAGGATTTGTCATGTAAATCACCTGGTCCACCTTTTGCAAAAATAAGAGGGTTGTATCCTCACATGAAAAAATTAAAAGCAGAAGGTGTGACAACCGTTGGTTATATGGATACTGCTATTTCTATGGCTGGATGGGGTATTTCATATTTTGCTAAGAAATTAAAAATGCAAGCGGTTATTTATTACCCTCAATACAAAAGTGGTTTTAAATATAACCAAACAGTGTTTATTAAAAAGTGGGAAAAATTTGGTGCTGTTATTTGTCCATTGGAAAAACCTAATTTGTACCAGATAAATGTTTACAGGGCAGAAAACCGGTTTAAAAAACAATATCCTGATGGTGTATGGTTGCCGAATGGTTTGAATCTCACCGAGACATTGGAAAGTGTTTGTAAAGAATCTTTTCAGACTTTTAAACAGATGCAGCCTGCAAGTATCATTTGTTGCGTTGGTAGTGGAGTAATGCTTGCGGGCATTCTACAAGGGCTAAATAGAGTTATGGTTCGAACGAAAGAGATTAATGCAGTACTTATACACAGGCAGGTCAATATACCCGCAAAACGCACCAAAATACTAAACCATGCTGGTTTTAAGGATTACATGT